CCCGTGATGCTTAAGATGATTTTAAGAGTGCTTGAGGAAAGGGCGAAGGCGATCAAAGATGCCACCAAATCTAAGAGGCGTTAAGGTCACTGGGTACAACGAAACCGTTGCCTTGCTCAAGAAGTTTGATAAAGACTCACTCAAGATAATGAACAAAGAAATCTATCAAGTGCTGAAAGTTACCCAGATGGATGCACGCTCACAAGTGCCAAACAACCCACCTTCAGGATTGAGCAACTGGGGCAAGAGTTCTGGCGGTGCTTGGGCAAGCCGTGAGTACACACCCAATGGCGTGCGAATGGGCATCAAGACCAAGATTGACAGGCAACGAGTTAAAGGGATGTGGACAAGTAGAACCGCATTCATAACCCAATCTGATCCAGCCGGTGCGATTTATGAAACCGCAGGCCGAAAGAATCCACACGGCCAACCCACTGCCTCAAGACTCTACAACAGGCAACGCAGTACGCTTAAAGGATTTTCACAAAGCAATAATCCATTTGCCGGTGAGGACTTTATCAAATCAATCTCAAGACAAAGCGGGTTGATCGTACGCGGTAAGCAAGGGCGAATTGTCACCAAGACCGTTGATGATCGTGCGCCATACATTGAAAATGAAATGCGCGATGTGATTACCAGAGCAACCAAGATGTTAAATGCTAGGTTGGCCAAATGATAAAAGTACCGATTTTTTTTCAACTCAATAAACTTGGCATAGTTGGAGCGCAAAAAGAACTGCGTAAACTAACCAACCAAACCAAATCCTTTGGAATAACTAGCAAACTCAGCATTGGCGCAGCTAGTGTGGCCCTGACTGCCTACACCAAGAAGGCACTTGCAGCTGCAATTGCTGATGAAAAAGCACAAAAAGCACTTACTCAAACACTTAAGAACTTGGGATTGGCATACAGCACCGTTGGTGTAACTAATTACATTGACAGCCTGCAACGCGCAACGGGTGTATCTGAGGATTTATTAAGGCCAGCATTTCAGCGTTTGGTTCTAGTACTTGGAGATGTTAGCAAAGCCCAAAGTGCGTTAGCACTTGCAATGGATATTTCAGCCGGTACAGGCAAGGATCTCAATGCCGTCACTTTGGCACTTTCAAAGGGTTATTCAGGGCAAACCACTGCACTAAGTCGATTGGGTGTTGGCTTAGATAAGGCACTGCTTAAGTCTGGTGATATGGAAGCGATCACCGCACAACTATCTAAACTCTTTGCAGGTCAGGCATTAGTTGCTGCAAACACTTATGCAGGACAGATGGCCATTTTGGGTGTAGCAGCACAAGAGGCCAGTGAAACCATTGGTGTGGCTTTGATTGACGCATTGGTTTCATTATCTGGTGAGAATGGAGTTGCAGATTTAGCAACTCAGATGGAAACCCTTGCACAAAGCACGGCCAACACCGTTACCGGAATGGCTGAGAGTTTGCAGGGGTAGCAGTGACCATTGGGGCTATTGCAGCAATGCTCATACCTGCTGGAAAATTGGCCAAGCCTGCTATGGCAGTGGTTAATTTATTTAAGAGCAAAAAAGTTATTGCCGGTGCAGCTATTGCCGGTGGACTTATCGGTGCTGAAAAATTAGGTGCAAATAAGAACGCAGTTGCACAAGGCACAAACAGACAAAGCCCAAGGGCCACCGAACGCGCCGCACAAATGGCAGCGGAAAAATTAAACAAAACAAAAAAGGTTACAGTAGATTTAAATAAAAA